GAATCATTTTCGCGGATTTGCGCGCCCGTATTTTTGACGAATTGTTCTGCAAATTGTACGGGCACAATATCGGATTGCTTTTCTTGTTTTGGCATTTCGTAGCCTTCCACTTGCGCGACGTTAAAGACTTTGAAATATCGCCACATGCCGAAACGCTCTTTTTCGCCCGTTTCTTTATTGTCTTTTTCGACCATACTGAAAAAGAAAATGTCGCTTGCTTTTTCGCCCTTGCGAATTTTCGCGCCCTTGTCTGACCATTGCTTAAAGGTTGCCCATGCGTTGTGTTCATAACCACGGGCGCAGGCTAACGCGCCAAGATAAAAGCTATTCATGCCCCTGTAAGGCTTGCCCGATACAAGATTGTGCGCGACCCCCTTGCTAGTCCAAGGCTTTGCCCAATCGGCACCATGGGCACGCATTAAATCAATTATTTCATTTGCAGCGGCTTGCATTGCGTCTTTGGTTTTAGTCATTTGAAAATTCCCTTTTCTGTTTTCGGGTAAAATAACCCGTATATAAACCCCGCCGAAACGGGGCTTATACGCTGGCTATTCACACTGGTCGATGGTGATAATAAAATACTCGTCACCAAACATATCTACAATCTGGTCTCTATTATATGCTTGAATGTAAAACGTAATTGGCTTTTCTAAAGAATTTAGATTTTTCTTTAGCTCAATAAAAAATCTTTGCATTGTGATTCCCTTTTCATTTGCTGCTGCATTGCGGCTATACACAAGGTAATGATTTATTCGCATTATTCAAGAAAAAAAATAGGGGGTTTGACGTTTTTTTTATGTGTGTTATTTTTGCAACGGTAACAAAGGGGTAAGGATTAAAAAATGGCGGTGGTTAAAAAGGCAAGGGGAAGGCCAGCGGGTACGGGTCATGGGCAGCAAGTAGTCCACAAATTGCGGCACGGTTTTGAGGGGGCACTTGCGGAGCTAGATGCAAGGGGCAAATCTCTGCCCATGCTACTAGCCGACGCATTGGAAGCAGATGTGAACGGCACCATCCGAAGCATGGCGGCACTATTGCCGCGTGATGTTGATATATCTGTCAGTGCTGGCGATAGCCTGTCGGATGCACTGGCACATATCCAAGTGAAACTGCAAGAGCGCAAACGCGGCGAGATAATCGAAGCAGAATACACAGATAAATCAGAGACTTAGCCCAGATTTAGAATTAGAACAATTCTAATTTGCAATTAGCCCCCCCGAAATTTTCGGGCGGGGGCTGTTATATATTATATATACCCCTCCCTATGTGTGACATATATGCAACACCCCCCCCCTTCGTCATGAGAAACGCTAAGGTACCCTAGCCAAAAAATTTCCTGAAATATTCACGAGTCTCTGTGTGAGCCACTAATATAAGAGATATATCTTATATATATTACTGACTTATTAGTGACTCACTGTGAGACTACTAAGTCTCTGTGTGAGACTACTTGCCAGTAACACCGCATCTGTGTCATAAATATCACAGAGGAGAGTTTGTTTCGGTTGAGCGTTCTCCTCCTTGTCGCTCCCGATTGGGGGGACGGGTTATTTCCCTTTCCTGTCCCCCCTACAAGGAGAAGTTATGAGTAAGAAAAAATTAAACGTAGAGGAGTTGTTGCTTGCAATAGCCCTTGACCCTGTTTTGTTTGTTGAGTCCATCCTGCAAGCCAAGCCAGAGGAGTGGCAGCGCAAGGCTCTTTGTGCCGTGAGAGACAATGACCGTGTAGCCATTCGTTCTGGTCACGGTATCGGCAAGACTGCATTTCTTTCGTGGTTGATACTCTGGTGGGTCTTGACACGCTCCCCTAGTCGGATAGCATGTACTGCCAACACTGCTAGTCAGTTGTCAGACATTTTATGGGCAGAGGTTGCAAAGTGGCATCGTCGTATGCCAGACGGCCTGAAAGACTTGATAGAAGTGAAGTCTGACAAAGTTGAGCTTACAGGGCACGACAGTTTTGCCGTTGCTCGTACTGCGCGCCGAGAGACTCCAGAGGCGTTGCAAGGTTTTCACTCACCCAACATGCTATTTCTGATTGATGAGGCATCTGGTGTGGACGATATCATCTTTGAGGTTGGTGAAGGCGCTATGTCTACAGAGGGTGCCAAAACCGTTATGACGGGCAACCCGACCCGTACATCTGGATATTTCTACGAAGCCTTCAACAAGATGAAAGAGAGATGGTTTACTATGAAGGTAGGCTCTGCTGACAGCACTCAGGTTAGCGGCAACTTCATAGATGATATGAAAATGAAGTACGGGGAGGACAGCAATATCTATCGTGTGCGTGTTTTGGGCGAATGGCCTGAAGCCGATGACGATGTGGTCGTTCCGTTACACCTCTTGCAAGCTGCCTCAGAGCGTGACCAAGAGGCCGCAGAAACAACGACAGTTATTTGGGGCTTGGATGTTGCGCGTTTTGGCACCGATAAAACTGCCCTGTGCAAGCGTAAGGGGAATGTCGTGACTGAGCCAGTCAAGACATGGCGCAACAAAGACCTAATGGAGATATGTGGGATTATACTGAATGAATATGAAACGACTAGGTGGAGTGATAGGCCATCCGAAATACTTGTTGACAGTATCGGTCTTGGTGCTGGTGTTGTTGACCGCCTTATGGAACTTGATTTACCTGTGCGTGGGATTAACGTCGCTGAGTCCCCCGCAATGGGCGACAGGTACGGACGTTTACGCGATGAGTTGTGGTTTCTCGCAAAAGAATGGTTTGAAGCCCGTGAGTGTACAATACCAAAACAAGACGAATTGATTGAAGACCTGTCAAAGCCACGATTCAAGTTTACATCAAATGGTAAGCTGAAGGTTGAAAGCAAGGATGAGATGAAAAGGCGTGGACTAAATTCTCCCGACCTTGCAGACAGTTTTTGCCTGACATTTGCAACTCGTGCTAGCATTGCCAAGAGTGGTGGCGCACATAAATGGAATAGGCCGCTAAATTATGATTCAGCAAAGTGGGTGGTGTGATGGATGAGTACATCGAAATGGGTGGCGATGAGTTTGAAGTCATCGTTGCGCTACTTGAGGAGTTGAGTGATTCTGGAGTCGAGTGGGATGACCTTTTGAACCTGACCTTGCTTGCGTCAGCCTATTGTGGTCAAATGGCAGAAATGTCGCCTGAAGAGTATTTGCAGATTATAAGCTCTATTAGAGTGACAGAAGATGGAATTTACGGGGAAGCCTGATGGCTAAGAAAACAGTGGTAGTTTTTGAGCCGCGCAGACCTACACGCCGAAGACATAAAAAGCGTGGTTTACACATACGCAAAAAGCTTGGCCCAAAACATCACATGAGGATTCACTGATGTCTATCGTCTATCGTGGTGAGCGTTTTGCTGGTTATAATAAACCGAAGCGCACTCCGAAGCACCCCAGAAAGAGTCATGCTGTGCTGGCAAAGGAAGGCGACAAAGTTCGCCTAATACGTTTTGGTCAGCAGGGCGTAAAGGGTGCTGGTAAAAATCCGAAGACAGCAAAGGAAAAAGCGCGTAGAAAGAGCTATTATGCTCGTCACAATGCACAAGGTAAGCCTACAAGCAAGCTGAGTGCGAAATACTGGTCACACAAAGTAAAATGGTAGGAGTTAAAAATGGCAGGTTATATGTACAAAACTAGCAATTCTAAAGATAAAAATAAGAAAAAGAATAAAAGGGTGGCAAAAAAGATGACGAAAAAGAGGAGCGCGTGATGGCTAAGGGTGTTGCACATTATTTTCGAGATGGCAGTCGCTATACTGGTGGTATGCACAAGATGCCAAACGGAGAAGTTCACAGCGGGGCGCGGCATACTGCGTCAAGCAAAAAGCTCTATCACTATGCAGACCTTTCTGAAACTGCTAAGAAGAAAGCAAGGAAGCGTTCTTAATGTATGTTACTATTTACACAAGGAACCGTGCGGCTGAGAAACAAGCAGCATTGAAGGCTCAAAAGGCTACTGAAGAAGCTACGTCAAAGAAGCGTGGTCGTCCACGCAAACAGAGAAAGACAGACAAATGATTTGCCCACACTGCGGATATCCAAATCCTAATGGTTATCATGGAAATTGTAAGTCCTGTCGCAAGCCCTTGCAAGTTGAGCCTGTTGTTGAGACAAAACCAAAGGCCAAGTCAGAGCCTAAACCAAAATCAAAATCAAATCCGAATAGCAAAAAAGCCAAAGTATCTAAGAAGGCATAGTTATGGCTAAAATGAACGACATTGAGTTTCAGGCGATTGTTCGCAATGAGATTGAACAGGCACTAGGACACTACGATACGGAGTATTCGCAAGACCGTATTGATGCGATGGACTACTATTTGGGTGAGCCATTTGGCAACGAGCAGACTGAGCGCTCTCAGGTTGTTAGCACAGAAGTATCAGACACCATTGAACATATCATGCCATCTCTTATGCGTATCTTTACGCAGTCTGATGACTATGTTCGTTTTGTTCCACACGGCCCTGAAGATGTTGCCATTGCCGAGCAAGCCAGTGACTACTGCAACTGGATTATCAACAACGATAATCGCGGCTTTGAAATCATGCACAACTGGTTCAAGGATTCTCTTATCCTAAAACTTGGCGTTGTGAAGTTCTATTGGGACGAAATCGTAGATGTTGAGACAGAGGAGTACGAAGGTCTTAACATGGACGAACTAACCATCTTGGTTTCAGACCCAGAGGTTGAGGTTGTCAGTCAAGATGAGCGCACCATCGGTGAAGACATGGAGGGGCCAGAGGGCATTGTTATCCCTGCCCCTGTTATCTATGATGTAAAAATTAAACGCACAAAAAACACTGGCAGTGTTCGTATTGAAAACATACCGCCAGAAGAGTTTTTGATTGGCAACAGAGCCAAGTCTCTCGAAGATGCTAGTTTTGTTGCACATCGTTCAGCCATGACTGTCAGCGACCTTGTGTCGATGGGCTATGACCGTGATGAGATTGAGCAGTATGCTGGCTACACAGACCTAGATGTATCTGAAGAACGTACATCTCGTTTTGAGAACCTAGAGTCAAATTCCTCTACTGACAGCAACGACCCGACCATGCGTCACGTTCTTGTGACCGAATGTTATATTCGCTCCGACTATGATGGCGATGGTGTTGCTGAGTTCCGCAGGGTTCTTACTGTGGGCAATGGGTATCACATTCTTGAGAATGAAGAGTTTGACCATATACCATTTGCTGTCCTCTCTCCGATTCTTATGCCGCACAGAGCCATTGGTCGCTCTGTAGCAGAGCTTGTTATGGATGTGCAGCTTATCAAGTCTACGCTTATGCGTCAGTTGCTTGATAATATTTACAACACAAATAACGCCCGTGTTGTTGCTGTTGAGGGTCAGGTAAACCTAGACGACCTACTTACTAACAGGCCGGGGGGGATAGTTAGAACCCGCACTGCTGGTGCTGTTCAGCCGTTGCAGGTTCCAGATGTTTCTAGCTCTGTATTCCCTGCTCTAAATTATATGGACAGTGTTCGTGAGCAGCGCACAGGCATTAGCAAGCAGTCAATGGGCTTGGATGCAGACGCGCTACAATCAACAACGGCTACTGCTGTTGCCGCCATGCAAGCGGCATCTCAGGGCAAGATTGAAATGATTGCCCGTGTATTTGCGGAAACTGGTGTGCGTGGTCTTTTCCGTGGCATCTTGCACCTAGTTACCAAGTACCAAAATAAAGAAAAGATTATTCGCCTGCGTAATCAGTTTGTGCCCATGAACCCTCGTGAGTGGGAAAGTGCCTATGATGTACAAATCAATGTAGGTTTGGGCACAGCGCAACGTGACCAGCAGGTTGCTC